AGTTACGGTAGTGGCATGGATATGACCAGTACTTGCCCACATTGTCAAGGAGAAAACGAACACACAGTCGATTTACGCCATGTATTAGACAACGTAGCACCGTTAAGAAAATACACAGAATCAACTCATTTAAATGGTTTACTGTTTAAATTAAAACCACAAACGTACAATGATTTAAATCGCGTAGGATTAATATCATTCGAACAGCAAAAATTAGTTAGTGTTATTTCTAGCAGTGACTTAGAGGAAACGGAAAAACAAAAACTATTCCAAGAAGCATTTGATAAGTTGACTGAACTTAACATAGGTACACTAGTATCATGTATAGAATCTATTACAACTGAAGATGGAATTAAAGTAGCTGAAGCTGTGTTAATACAAGACTTTTTAGTCAACACAGATAGAAAAACATATGATGGTGTAAAGTTACTAATCGAAGAAACTGTTGGTGCCAACGCATTAGAGCCAGTAGAACTAGTATGCAATGAATGTGAGAAATCATATAAAGTTAAATTGGAGTTCAATCAAACAAGTTTTTTCGCATAAGGCTTTTGAGTCAATCTAACGAAGAAATAGAATCTGAGTTAGAATCAATGGAAAAAGAAGCAAAAGCCTTTAAGGACGAAGCATTAAGAATTTGTTGGTATATGCGAGGATCAGTATCGTATAGTGAAGCTATGATGCTAGGTATTATTGATAGAAATATAATTAATAAGTTAATTAAAGAGAATATGGAAACGACCCAGAAGTCGGGGCTGCCTTTTTTTTAGTAAAACACTAATCCACATTTTTAAGTAAAGCAGATAAATAAACATATAGGAGATTTATATGTTTATTAAAAACAAATACAAGCGGTGGTATGATGCAATTGTCAGTAATGCGCAATTGAGATCAACACCGCTTTCTTACAGTGAAAAGCATCATATCATACCGAAATCAATCGGAGGACAAGATAGCAAGAATAATCTTGTTCATTTGTCAGGGCGAGAGCATTTTATATGTCATTGGTTGTTAATTAAAATAACAACAGGTAGCAATCGTGAAAAAATGATATATGCATTAAATGGTATGCGACGGGTATCACGCACTCATCAACAAGAACGATATATTACTAAAATTACCAGTCGTGTATTTGCTAATCTTAAAGAAGAATTTAGTAAAATACATTCTGCTCGACTTACAGGTCGGACTATGTCGGCGGAACAGAAAGCTAAAATATCTGCAGCAGGAAAAGGAAGAGTACATTCGCAAGAAACTATAGATAAACGTAGTGCATCTTGTATAGGTAAAAAAAGAACAGCGGAACAGAAAGAACGTATGAGTATTGCTCAAAAAGGAAGAGTAGCAAAAAAATATTCTCAAGAAGAAAAGAATATAATATCAGCAAAAATATCTGCAGCAGGTAAAGGTAGAGTTATGTCCGATGAAACTAAAGCTAAACTTTCTGCGATTAATAAAGGAAAAAAGTTACCGCCAAAAAGTGAAGAAACAAAACAAAAGATGCGTAAACCAAAGTCAGAAGCACATAAAAAAGCAATATCAGAAGCACGTATAGCCAAATATGCAAATAGATAATACGTAAGCTAAAGTCGTTATTAGAGCATAAAACATATTATCTAATTTAGAAACACTTTAAAGAATGTCTTACGACATTCGCATTTACGCTTCGCTTAATGCTTTTTCTTCTAATTTATATATTCTAAATTACTTTGATACTTACTGTATTGCTTTTGACTTTAATACTGCTTCATCCAGATTACAGTCATACTTCACCCACTAAAGGCAAAGCATAACAGAAAACTTCATCCGAGTTCTTCTATCATACTAACTAAAAGAGATGTGTAAATTATACACTATAATATATAAAGTCTTGTTATCTTACTTGCTTTTTATATATTATAATATACATATTATTACGGAAGCGGTCGCCCTGTACTCCCTACTCTTGCTTCTTACGACGGTAGCACCCATAGCCGTAGTTAGCCAACTATAGTATGCTTATGGGTTGTATCTTTTTCACAGTGCCCAATTCATTCGGCTTTTAAGCCTAATTTTATATTGTTATTCGCTTTTTATAGCGCAATACGGTTTGTTTGACGCTGCGTCGTTAGTCTAGTCTAACGGTTCCATTCGGGGCCATTACGCGACCGAAATCTCCTCATACAGCAAGGATATAAAATCCTCATCAGTGTCTGTTTTATTTCTTAGCCTTACATTTATCAAAATGATATCTAGGCATATTGTTTATTGCGCCTTCTTTACCACAATGCGGGCAAACAACCGATTTATAAACAACTTCACTTCTACTAACCTTCATCTTTTCGATTGAACTAATGTGGTGTTTTTTGCCGGTATTAGTTCTTTTTAATTTTTGTTTTGTTTCTTCTGAAACTATTCTGCCTTTTTGGGCAAGTGACATTTTTTTTCTAGTCTCTTCTGTTATTACATAATTTGCCTTTGTGGCTCTAATTTTTTGTTTTGTTTCTTCTGAATATTTTCTACCAGTATTCGCTAATCTCATTTTTTCTTTAGTACAGTCGGATGGTGTTGTTCCTCCATCTAACCCATTTTCAATAATTAAATTTGCCCACTTATCTGATTCTACAATATTATTATTAAGCGAAAAATCAATAGCGTATGCTACTAATTGATCAACATCTGTGAATAACTTACACCAGACTGTGGTTACATTATTATGATGTAAGTTTAAATGATATAACCATCTAGTGCCTGATCCTTTATATTTAAATGGATCTGCTACAATAGTCTTACCAAAATACTGTAATCCTGTATCATTGTGTTGCTTAATATAAAGCCAAGTGGGTTTAAATTTACTACGTATTTCTTCGGTGATTAATTCGGTATAGTTCATACAGTTATTTATCACTTGTTCCACCTGCGGTTAAAACATTTACTACTTTATTACGGAGTTGGAATTTGTTTCTATGAGAGCGACTTGGTGTCTGTGTGAGTTATGTGTTTATTGTATTACGTTTAGTGTCGTTGGTCAACTGATTTATTAATTTTTACATCTTTAACGGAGTTTTTACCTAGTTTAAGTTGTATAATACCATTATAGTTATCTTCCCTTAACAGTACTTCTTCTTTAAATTGATAATGCGCTTCCATATAGTTAGTTTCACCGCGACTTTTACATAAATGTATAATTTCACGGGTAAACTGTTCTTTACCTAGTGCTAGTATATCTGCTACTAAACGATTTGATGAACCCCAATAGTCTTTCCAATCAGTTTCAATTGTTTCTAAACGTTTGTTCTTCTTACCTTTTAGTGGTGGTCTTTTTTTAATAGTTTTAAAATATTTGCGGCCCACATAATCGTGTCCGTTAGTGATATTAGTTATTCTATAAATGAAGCCGTAGTATTCACCGATATCCCCTGAATCAAAAGTTGTACCATTATAGATCCAGGGATTATCATATGCCATAATGCTATTTATTTTTACAATTGCTATTGTGAAATCTTTTAATATTAGTAAGGTTTTGGGATTGAATACCACAAATATCACAACTATGCCAAGGGCGTTTTGCCTTCCACTCTTCTGTCATTTGTATGTTTTTATTCCAAGGAACTTGACCTATGTGTGCTTTGCTAATATTAAACTTAGCAATATCTGATCGTTTTTTACCTGATAATGCCTTACTTAATTTTTCTCTTGTTGAATCTGAAACAATTTTTCCTGTTTGTGCTTGAGATATACGTGTCTTGTGCTCTTGCGAACGAACAGATCCGCTTGCTCCTTCGCCGCCGTTTGAAAGATTTATTAAAATACCTGTTACTAAATCTTTACGACCATATTTTTTAATTAGCATAATTTCAAGGTCCATTGCTTCTTGTTCAGTTAAATTATCTTTAATAATTTGAATATATTCTTTATTTGAAGGTATTCTATTATTGTGTCCTATATATGCTCGGTTGTTCTTACCTTTTCCTATATAGTATGGTGTACCTGCTAGAGCAGTAGACGAATCCTTTTCTCTAAGGTACTGGTATACGTAATAAATATTCATGCTGACATTCCTTTACAATGTTAGAGTAGTTGGGGTTCCTACACCCGCGAACTACACTACTATTTATTCAAAATGTCAGCATTTTCCGTTATTACTTAGCGGACAGTTCGTTCTTTTTGGTTTGAATTTCTGCACGACGAGCTTTAGTTAACTTACCTAAATCGCCTAATGCACCGCGAGCACGTGCCGCTGCAGCTTTAACACCTTTAACTTCAAATTTTTCTGATTCTGAAACGTATAATTCTACTGCTGCTAAAATATCATCATGAATTGCCATGTTTACTTCTCCTTGTTGTTATATGTATTTAACCACCCTGTAGTGGATGGTAAAATTAAATTACTTCAACGTCGGTGCTGTATGTAGTAAACCCATTCTCTTTTGTTACAGTCATGATATTGTTTACACGACCCGCAAGTTCGTCTTTGTGCGAAACAAGCCAAATACTTTTCTCATGTTCACGCGACATCTTTTTAAGTATGCCTAGTGAACTTTCAACTCCGCTACTGTCCATGCCACTATCAATAAGCTCATCAATAAACAATAAGTTAATCGGATTGTATAAACTCTCCCACACATCACGGAACGCCCAGCTTAAACTTAAGATCAAGCGATTACGTTCACCACGTGATAAATTATCAAAGTCTAACTCGCGCCCAAGCTCTGTAATTTCAACGCTTAAATCATTTAAGAACGTTACTGTGTGTGGCAATCCGATGCGATCTAAGTATTGACTTAATCTTGCGTTTAGATGCGACAAGTTCTGATCAATAATACGCTTACGGATAAAGCTATCTTTGTTAGTTAATAGTTTTAACAAGAAGTCTTGATGTTCCTTTAACTTAACGAGCTCATTCATTGTAGTAAAATCAGTTTCTGCCATAGCAGTATGCGTCATTTCTTCAATCTGTTCAGCATATGGGTCAACTTCCGCACTCTTAGTTGCTAACTGTGTTTCTAAACTAGTAATTGAACCTTTATGATGGAATGCATCTGCTTCTTTATCATAATATACTCGAGGTTGTGCACCAAGGGCACCAATTTCTGCCTTAGCACCAGTAAGTGCAAGCAACTGTGATTGATCTGACAAATATTGATTTGTTGCGGTTTCAAGTGAAACACGTTTAGCCGCTAATACCGACTCATGTTTATCATCATGAAAATGTTGCCCGCAAGCATAGCAAGTGTGCGCTTCTAAATCGGCAATTTCTTTAGTAACTTTGTCTATAGTTTTTTGTTCGCGAGCAATATCTGCCTCACCACGCAATATAGCTTTACCCAAATCATCTAAGTCTTTGCGCTGTTGATTATATGCAGTAAGCGCAGTGTGTGCTGCAAGTTCTTGTTCAATATCAATTTTATGCAACTCTGCTAACGCATTTTCTAACTTTGCTGCATCATCTGTGTGCTTAGTAGTCCACATATTTTGTCGACGAATTAAGCTCTCAATTTGTTCTTTTATGCGTCCGTTTGCGTCTGCAATCGCCTTAATACTGTATTCTTCTTGCTGAATTGCATCCTTTGTAGCACGAGTCAACTCTTTTAAATTCTCAGCCTTTTCACTAAGCATAGTAATACCGAGTAGCTGCTCGATGATCTCACGTTGATCACCCGACTTTAAACTAAGGAACGGTTCAGTGTACGTGTTAAGAGCAACAATGTGTTTAAACATATCATGCTTCATGCTTAACATACGCTCAATCTCAGCTTGCGTTTCTCTGCTATCACCTTGCGATTCGTCTGTAATTTCTTTTTCTTCATCACCCACGTAAAACTTCATTACGTTTGGCTTACGTCCACGCTCAATCTTATAATCTTGCCCGTTATGTTCGAACTCAACTGTGACTAACATGTTCTTACCATTAGTTTTATTAATTAAGTTATCACGTTTAATATTAGTCAACGCTTGCCCAAACAAACTGTAGCTTAACGCATTGATGATAGTTGTTTTACCAGTGCCGTTACGTGCGCCGCTGTCGTCACCACCTAAATCAACATTGACACCAAGCACTAACGTGAGATCATTGCGATCAAAGTCCACTGCTTGCGTTGCATTACCAACACTCATGAAATTTTTCACGGTAAGATTTTTTATACGGAATGCCATTATTTATATTGTCTCATTAAATTATCTTTCCATGGAAGCATCCTAAGATTATTAATACTAGCTGCCTCTTCTGGGGGTATATTTCTTTCAAAACATTCCTTAATAGGAATGATATGATCTAATTGCCATCCATCTTTAACTCCGCATAATGTTCTAACATATCCATTAGGGTTAATAATAGCTATGTTTGACAAATATATCTTATGACTCATCCCATGTACTATTCTAGCATATTTTTTATATACAGGAGTGTTAGGGTTACGCATTTTTCTTGAACCGATTCCTTTTGCAGCAACATTTGCAGCTCGTTGTTGGCACGTGTGGCTACAAAATTTACGAGGAGTTGATTTTATTGATTCGAATTCTTTT